CTGCTTCTACTGTGACAACCACTGGTAGTACAACTCTTACTGTGACTGCGGTAACAACCCAAGTCGTCGGTACTGTTGTATTGGTCGAAACCCCCGAAGTGTTGGTTAAGTTCAACTTCGGTGCACATCGCTACTACGTAGCATAAGGAGCTAAATCATGGCTATTTCCCGCGCACAACTACTTAAAGAACTGCTCCCCGGCCTGAACGCTCTGTTTGGTATGGAGTACGCTCGTTACGGTGAACAACATAAAGAAATTTATGAAACCGAAACTTCAGAGCGTTCGTTCGAAGAAGAGACGAAACTGTCTGGTTTCTCTGCCGCACCTGTCAAAAATGAAGGCTCAGCCATCAGCTATGACAATGCACAGGAAGCATGGACAACTCGTTATAACCACGAAACCATCGCTTTAGGCTTCTCCATCACTGAAGAAGCTGTGGAAGATAACTTGTATGACTCTTTGTCAGCTCGTTACACCAAAGCATTGGCTCGTGCTATGGCTTACACCAAGCAGGTTAAAGCTGCCGCCGTTATTAACAACGGTTTCAGCGCAGCCTATCCCGGTGGCGATGGTGTTGCTTTGTTTAGCACAGCGCACCCCTTGATCTCTGGCGGTACTAACAGCAACACCCCATCTACTCAAGCTGATTTAAACGAGACTTCTTTGGAAGCCGCCGTTATTCAGATCGCTGCTTGGACTGATGAGCGTGGTTTGCTAATTGCTGCTAAACCAAGGAAGTTGATTGTTCCTCCTGCATTGCAGTTCACGGCAACTCGTTTGCTTGAGACTTCATTGCGTGTTGGTACTGCTGACAATGATATCAACGCGTTGAAAAACAACGGTTCTATCCCTGAAGGCTACACAGTCAACAACTACTTGACAGACACAAACGCTTGGTTCTTGTGTACTGACGTGCCTAACGGTCTAAAGCACTTCATCCGCTCTCCTTTGGAGAACAAAATGGACGGTGACTTTGATACCGGCAACGTTCGTTATAAGGCTCGTGAGCGTTACAGCTTCGGCTGGTCTGACCCATTGGGTATGTTTGGATCTTCAGGTTCAACCTAATAAAACGGCCTCACGAGGGCTATTTAAGGCCGCCTTCGGGTGGCCTTTTTCTTGTCACAAATTTAAACTACGATGGACTTGCAACCGCTGTGGTTGCATAAACATAGGGGCACATCATGAAATTTGAAATGGAATTTGGTTACTTTGGTAACAACAAGCTGTCTATTGAGACTCACGATTTTGAAATGATTGAAATTTTCCAGAAGTTTGTGGAGTTTCAAGAAAACTACGGCTGGGCTGTTGAGTATGTAGCCATGCCTGACGATGAAGAGTTTGAAGACGAAGAAGAGTTGGATGGCGCTGTGGCTGAAGCCGCCGCAGAAGCTGCTGACAAAGAGTAAAAAGTATCTCAAATTGAGATGCAGTCAGGGGGCTTCGGCCCCCTTTTTCTTTTTGGCTTTCTTAGCAATACGCTCGTCGTGATGGTGAATGCGGTGGCAGTTGGCACAGAGCACAACGCATTTCTGGACTTCTTCCATAGCCCGTTTAAACGCACGGTTTTTTACTAGCTTGTTGACAGAGGCTTCTTTGGTATTGCTGTCTGTGTGATGGAAGTCAAACGTGGCGGGGTGGTTTTGCCCACATTTAATGCAAGCTAATGTAGCTTTAAAGCTACGCCACTGATCTTTATATGTTTTGGCCGAGGCTCTACTCGCGGCAATTACGGTTGCTTTATTTTTTTCGTAGTACGTATTTGCGTACGTCTTTTGCTTAGTTTGCTTAACAATTTTATCTTTATACGGCATGTTTAATTCTGTACTTCCAATACAACGCCGTTTTGAAACCCCAAGGTTTAGATGGCTCAAACATTTTGAAACCCATAGCTATCAAACTGTTAGCGGAGGCCGGGTTTTCGTTGGTGTCAGTGATGACCCAGTTCATGCCTAGTCTCTTGGCCACTTTAAGACGCTGTCGGATAAGCCGCTTCTGGAGTCCCTGTCCTTGATGAGTTGGTACAACGCCTGCGCGACATAGGTACATAGTGTCAGACCAACGAGTAGAGGGGACAATACCACCAAAGCCAACGGCTTCACCATTTTGCGAGTAAACAACATACCAATATCCTTTTGTAAGCGGGTAGATTTTATCGTGGGGAAGGCACGTCTTTTGAAGCAACGTCAACAACTGCACCACCTCTGGCTGACGGATATCAACAGGGACGACACGGTATTTCATACCCCTATAATGCCGGAAGATTGTGACAAGAAAAATAATTGTTGCACACTCGAAAATACCGTGATATAAACACCGTAATCCGGGCTATCCGGTGCATCAAACAGTCCCGGCTGACGACATACAGATTGATGCACTTAACTTGTATGTAAGGAAAAATCATGGCAAATTCCACGTTTAACGGCCCAGTACGGTCGCAAAATGGCTTTCAATCTATCACCATCAACCCAAACACTGGCGCAGTTACAGTTGACGCTACGTTTGGTACAGCTACTAGCGTGACTACTTTGGCCGCTACAACAGTGACGGCTACAAATCTGGTTTATACCGATCAGAATCACCCCACAACTGCCGCAATTAATGCTACAGCAACAGCCACCGCAGCAGAAGTTGCAACTGGCTACATCACTTCTACTTCTGCAGCCGCTACAACCATCACACTACCTACAGGTACACTGCTTGGTGCAGCCCTTGGCGCAACCGCTGGTACAGTGATGGATTTGTACATTGACAACACCGCTGGCGCAAACACGGTGACTATAGCTGTAGCTACAAACGGCATTTTGTCTGCCGCTGCCGCCGCTGGCTCTGGTGCAGGTGCTGGCCTGTTGACTGTTGCTTCTGGTGCAACTGGTATTGGTCGCTTTACCATTATGTTCTCTAGCGCAACAGCATACGTATTTACTCGTACCGCCTAATCAACCCAAGGGGCTACGGCCCCGTTTTTAAAGGAGATTGATTATGATGCAGACAGACGTTAAAGCCTCTCATTTAGAGGCAACTGGCACGGCGGTCTCTGGTCGTACTAGGATTAAAGGCTATCAGTTTTTGACCGGTGGTACTGCTGGCGATATTGAATTTCGTGACGGTGGTTCTAGTGGCCCCATCCGTATAGAATTTAATATTGCTACTACACCAACAAATCCGTTGTCGTTTACGATACCCGGCGAGGGCGTTTTGTTTTATACAGATGTCCACATAACTTTGCCTACAAACGCAAAAATCACGGTGTTCTATGGCTAAGAGTCCAGCATGGCAGAGGAAAGAAGGCAAGAGCCCGACTGGTGGCTTAAATGCCAAGGGACGCGCCTCCGCCAAAAAGCAAGGTATGAACTTGAAACCTCCCCAGCCGGAAGGAGGCTCCCGCAAGGACTCTTTCTGTGCGAGGATGGAAGGGCACAAAAAGAAGAATACGAGCGCCAAAACCGCAAAAGATCCGGATTCACGTATCAATAAGGCATTGAGGAAATGGAAATGCTAGAACTGAGCGTTGTTTGGTCGTCGATATTAACACTGTTAATATCAATTTTAGGCTATATGATGAACGAGAAGTTTCGTGAACTAGCTCGCGTTAGCATATTGCTCAACAAAACCCGTGAGGAGGTTGCCCGTGATAACGTTACTCAAGCAGAAGTTGACCGCATTACAAGTCACATTGACCAACGCTTTAACAAGCTTGAAGAAAAAATTGACCAGCTTATTCGGCAAGGGCGATAATGCCAAGCAAGAGTAAAGCTCAACATAATTTCATGGCGGCTGTGGCTCATAATCCAGCGTTTGCCAAGAAAGCAGGCGTCCCACAGTCTGTGGGTAAAGACTTTAATGAGGCCGATAAAGGCCGTAAATTTTCTAAAGGTGGAACTATGGCTACAAAAGATTCTGGGTTTGATGATGACGTTAAACGTGTTAAATCAGGCTTGTACATGAACAAAGATGAAGACAGGGTTTATAGCCGCGAGCGTGGCCTTGGCCCCAGTATGGCTGCACGGCGTTTAAGTGAGCGCGGTGTTGACATTAAAGGTTTGGCCGGAAATCGCGCAAATGAAGAAGACCTTGGCAGCTACAAAAAAGGCGGCAAAGTGAAAAAAATGAATATGGGCG